TCATAATTTCTTCACCCTATACCTAATTTCATATTTCCCGTTTGTCGAAAAACGAATCGTATTGCCATCCTTAATATAGAAATCGCCAAGGTTACTATCCAAAGTGACATTCATTAGTGTCGAAACTTCATTAATAACAACATCCAGCGCATTAAAATCAATCAATACCTTGGCATTAGCAGTAATTCCTTGATTAATCTCAATCTTCTTATCACCGTTTGAAACAGTCAAAGAACCGATGTCAGCACTAGGATTAAAAATAATCGTTTCTGGAGTTTGACCATAATTTATTCCTGTATTTGGAAATTGGAAACTATTACCGGTTCCCGAAGCAATTTGGTCATTACTATAAGCAAACGGATCACTACATTCGATTGTTATCGTCCCAACATCGTTTAAAATATCATTTTCCATTTTAATTTCAGTCACTGTCCCGGTGTAAACAGCTTCTGGATAATCAGCAAAATATAACCGTTGATGTGGTTTCGATAAAATGATATTTAGCTGCTCCATCTGTCTGTTATATTCAACGATGGATTCAGTCTTAATCAAAAACTTAACTTCGATAACTCGTCGTTCTAGCTTTGATGATAAATACATATTCCCATCGCCAGTTAAATCTGCATCATTAATCTTCCGAGAAAACGTATATCGACCACTCACGACCAAAGTGGTATAGCCAGTAATTTCATCATCTAACCAGTGACCACCGTAATTGATCGCCTCCACCGGGCGAGTGGGACTATTAATTGATGGATTAATATCCAGGTTAGTAAAACCATACATAACCATTACCTCCTAAAATCTATACTTATTTAATGAAGTCTGCGCACCTTGTTCACGGCTAATATCATCAACAAATGCCCGATATTCCGTGCCTCCCAGGGCCAGATTAATATAGGCTGGTTGCTGATTTACCGTAAGCTGGTGATCAACCATGCTCGACACTGCGTTATTCAGACTCCCCTGAGCCAATACCCCATTAATGGAGTTACTTAGGTCAACGGTTGGGATAGCAGATTGGGCCATGTTATTAGCCGCCTTAGCGACCATATTAGTGTTATCAGTCATCCCTTTAGCGAACCCGGCTGCTACATAGTAACCAACCTGATCACGCATAACCCGCGATGGCGAGTGAATGTGTAGGAATGACCGAGCAGCATTAACAGCGGAACTAGCCATACTTGCCGCAGCACTGATAGCAGCACCAATCATGCTACGAATGCCGTTAACAAAGCCCATCACGAAGTTCCGACCAGCGGAAGCCATCGAGCTAGCCGCTGAGCGAACAACGCTAACTGCTGCATGGATTCCACTCGACGTTACTGATCGAGCCGCATTCCACCCAGAGCTGAAGACAGAGCGAACTGCACTCATCATGCTAGATACAACGGAACGAATAGCGCTCATAGAATTAGATACAACAGACTTGATGCCATTCCAAGCAGAAGACGTAACTCCTTTAATACCATTCCAGATAGACGTCATCACGGAACGAATACCGTTCATAACACTGGAGATTACAGAACGAATACCATTGATAGTAGTTGTGACCACTGATTTGATGCCATTCCAAACAGTAGTAACAACACCTTTAATGGCGTTCCAGGCGCCCGACCAGTCTCCTTTAATGGCATCGGTAGCAGCCCTAATTACGCCTGCAACGGCATTGATAGCAGTTGAAACGATTGTGGAGATAACAGACCAAACAGTCTGCACTACTGTCTTAATTACATTCCAGATAGTTGTCCAAACGGTTTGAACAACCTGCATTCCGGTCTGAATAACTGTGCTAAGCATTTGAACAGCGGTCTGAACAACAGTCTGAATATTAGTCCAGACCCCTTGGATAACCGTTACCAATCCTTGCCATACTGTTTGGGCAGTGGTAATGATTCCTTGCCAAAGAGTGCTAAAGAATTGACCGATTGGTTGCCAGATTGCTTTTATAGCTTCTACGATTGGGGTAAAAATTGTTACCATTGTTTGCCAAATGCCTTGAGCGCCGGTAACGATCCCCTGCCATAACGTGCTAAAGAAGCCAGTTAAAGCGCTCCAAAGATTTTTGATTGACTCAATAATTGGGGCCATACCCTGAGTAAAGCTATTCCAAACGCCTTGAGCAGTGGATGTGATTCCCTGCCACAACTGGCTGAAGAAGTCCTTAATGCCACTCCATGCCGTCTTAATAATGTTAATTGGTGTTTGAAAAGATTGGGTAATGGCATTCCAGACCGTTTGAGCAACAGAAACTAATCCGTTCCAAGCGTTCTTCAGGAAGTTAACAAAATTGGACCAGAGTTGCTGACCCGTTTTTGTTTTTGTAAAGAATAAAACTAATGCAGCAACCACAGCGGCAATAGCGGCGATAACCAAGGTGATTGGATTAGCAAGCATAATACCCCAAAGAGCTTGTAAACCTCCGCCTAAAGCCATAGCTGCTGCTTTTAGCCCTGCAAATATTGCCTGACCTGCTTGCAAGCCCACCATTGCTGTCTTTGCAAGTTTTGAGGTTTGAGCAAGTTTTGAAAGTGCGGACACTGCTTCAGTAACATTAGCTGCTTGTTTAAGTACAAGAAATACTCTTCCAAGGTTACCAATGGCGCCAACCGCTCCGCCAACTAATCCAACAATTTTTCCAACATTGGTTGTAAATGCACCAACAGCAGTGATTGCTGGACCAATAACCGGAGACAATCCAACAAATCCACGAATAAATTGAGCCATAGAATTATTAGAAGTTGTAGCCCATTCGATAGATTGATTAATCATATCAAGCATGGCTCCGTTAACTCCGCCTTTGGCTGCCATTGCTTTATTTCGGAGGGCTTCCCAGTTACCACCAACTTGATCAATCTTTGAACCGATGTTTTGTTGCATGTCATTAGCTTGATCTTGCAAGAACTTAGTAGCAGCCGCAGTAGAATGTGCGGCTTTATCTTGTTCGGCGGCATATGCAGCCCAACTAGTTTTAGCATCACCAGTTTTATCGTTAATCGCGTCAAGTAAAGGAGCAATAGCCTTCATTCCAGACGCACCGAACATCGCTTTAAGTGCAGCAGTCTTTTGAGCATCGCCCATACCGTTAGTCTTATCAGCGATTTCTTGTAGGATTTGTGGGAATGGTTTCATCTTACCGGCACTATCAACAAACGTCAGTCCTAAGGCATCCATCTGTTTCTTAGCAATGGAGCTAGGCGCCAGCATTTGAGTGATCGCATGGTTTAAGTCATCAGAAGCTTGGGCAGCAGAGAACCCACGGTTAGTAAGTAAACCAATTGCCTCAGCCGTAGTTCCCATGTCCATACCGGCCATCTTAGCCGTAGAACCGATCGTAGCTAGGGCTTGCTGCATATCCTCAATTGAGGCGTTAGATGCGTTAGCCGTTTGAACCAAGATAGCAGCGGCTTGTTGAGGTGACTTCAGACTATTAGACCAGATATTCATTGCTTGCTGAACAACCCCAGCGGTTGCTTGCAAGTTAGAACCAGCGGCAGTCGAAGCTTCAGCAATTGCCGGGAACTGTTTCTTGATATCATCAAGCGAAGCACCGTTACGAGCCATTTCAACCATTGCGTCTGCCGCATCTTGAGCACTGATAGGTAAAACAGCTCCCATGTGATTAGCAACATCTGCTAACTCACCAATGTTTTTAGAAGTACCACCGGCAATAACAGCCGCTTGATTTAAGGAACTTTGAAAATCCCCAAAGCCTTTAACTGCTTTAACTCCCATTGCAGTAGTAGCAGCACCAGCAACGGTCATCGCTTTACCGACTCCTTGCATCTTCTGGTTAACTGAGCTACCAAAGTTTTGCGTTGCTTGTCCGGCTCGGGCTAAAGTGGAACTAAAGGATGAATCAACAGCCGATAAGATCGCACGAACACTATAGCTTTCCGCCATTGTCCATCCCCCTTTCTTTCCACGGAATAATCTTCCCAGCCGCTTTCAGTTTCTTAAATTCTTCTAGCCGCCGGTTAAAAATATTAGCTCGATCAATAACTCTAGTAGTATGACTGTGTGGCTTATAGTCGGCTTCAAAAACAGATCGAACCTGATCAATTTGTTTCTGAACATCAAAGAAGTCTTGAAACTCCCCAAAGACAGGCTTGGGATGTTTGGGACTCCCTTTAGTAGCTTGAACACTTTGGATCCACCATGCCAGGATCGCAAGGTTTTCCTGCTCATTAACACGGCGGATCTGATACGCTTCAAGCCGTAGCTGATACTCACGCAAGGTCATGCGCTTAACATCTTCAATATTAGAAAAGCCTAGAAGAGCTAGGCCGTTCAGCAATATCTCATGATACTGCTGTTTACTAGATAGCTCTTCTAGGGCTTCATGTTTTTTGCTGCCACCTTAACGGCGTTAGATTCAGCAATAGCCTTGTTGACTTCATCGAATACCTTCTCAAGATCTGAGTTGGTATCAATGAATTCGTCAATGGCCTTCTGTGTTGGCCGAGGCTTGTTATCCCATGCCGCACAGTAAAGCACATCAGCCAGGACAGCCGGATCATAAGCCTGCAGGGCTGGCAGAGACTTGGTTAAACCAAAACCAAACGATTGGCCATTGACCTTCATTCCGGCCACCTTATCCAGTTCACGGACAAACGCAACGCCAAAGTTTAATTCAACATTCTTACCATTAATCTTAATTTCCATCAGTTACTGCCTCCTTACTTACTCGCTGGAGCAGTGCCATCGGCATTACCCTTACCGGCATCGCCATCAACAAAGGCGGTACCGTTACCATTCTTATCTTGCTCAGTGACTTGACCAATCCCTTGGAAGACATAAGATAGTTCTTCTTCGGCATCATCTGGCAAGGTCAGCCAGCCGCGTTGTGGTTCACCCTTGATCGTAAAGGTTACATCACGAGTTGAGTTGTCGTCCGGATCGTTCTCATTTTCGTCTTCGGAAACAATCCCACGCATATACCATGCAAAGTATTGGCCTTGCTCATTACGGCGTTTCCGGTAAACAATCCATACTTCGATATCCTTGTTCTTCAAAAGTGAAGTCATCAGATCATCAGAAACCTTGCTGATGTTGTGGACGAACTCAATTTCGAGGTCTGTTTCCAAGGAAGAAGTAGTAGGAACCCCACCTTGCTTAGTTTGAGTAGTATCAGTATCACGTTGTGGATCAAAGTCCAGTGAAGTTTGGTAAGGAATCAGCTGTCCTCGTTCCTTGGCCGCGTTTTCTAGCAACCGAACATAGGCAACTGTATCAATACCTTGTAAATATTGAATATCGTTGTTTGCCATTAATTATCATCCTTTCTAAACTAAGTTAAATTTCAAGTTAACTACTGCATGATTTAGGATTGTGTCTGGAACGCTCGTATCTTGAATGATCTGATAATCACTGCCAGTCATTCGCCCACGATAACGATAATCAGCCGTTTTAAAACCAGTTGAGGCAATCATTAGCAACGAACTAGCCATTGTATCAATAACTAGCCGTTGGTCCTGATTGCCCCAGACATTTACAGTGAGATTAATTTCGGCACCAATGCTTGTCTTAGTCGTAATTGGTACCAGGTTCATATTTTCAAGCGTTACAAAGGGATAACCGACATTTTCAGAAGCCATTGGCAAATGATCATAAGTGTCATATCCCTTTTTCATCGACTGTAAGAAAACATAATCATACAGTTCTTGTTGTGGAGATTTCATCATTGCATCAACCTTTTTAATTCGTTGATAAACATTTGTGACTGAACATCAAAGGCCGGCTTTAATGTTGGCATGGCCGACATAAACCGTGTGCCGTATTCCAAGTATGGGAAGTAATCAGTCGTCGGCCCAACCGAAACAGTCATGCCGCCGTCACTAAAGATAGGTTTAACTGACCGGCGTGTCCGACCAGTGGAGTAGCCATGCGTGTAAGCGGCCTGCATATTTGATTGGGTCCGACTAGATAACTGCGCGCCATGCTTTTTTACCACTTGCGGTACCGCACTCAAGTCCATTTTCCCCTTGATACCGGCAATCAAATCATCTAATCCTTCAATTCTTATATTAGTCTTTCCCAATATCTTCACCTACCAAAATAGTTACATTCTTTAATGGAACAGTAGTTGTTCGCATCCGATATTTAGTAGGACTATCATCAATCATTAAATACGCCCACACTTGATTAACTGGTTCTACTAAACGGATAACCTTCACACCCTGGACAATACTACCGAATAACTTCACTGTTCGATCAGCACCAACATCGGTGACGTCAGCCATTCGATCAGCTACTATCTCTTCCCCACCTTCATATTGAGAAGTCTTAGGGTTATACCGACGCTTGCCAGTGTTATAGAATTTCACCTCATGATTGAACCGCACGGCTATCACCTCGGTAAGGGTTAAAGAACTGAACACGCCCCAACGACTTAACGTTTTTACCGTTTTGTTCTCGCCAGGTATTAATATCACTTTCAAAGTCATCAAAATCAGATGAACTGAAGGTGATTGATTGTCCCTCTTGGGAATAAGAAGCCATCCCCTCATTAGAAATCCGGTTATACCGCCGAACGCATACCTCAAGAGAGACAAAACCTAATTCACTAGGGAATTCATCTTTTTGTGCCAGCCCCAGCTTAAACCGCAGGGCCTGTTCAGTATTCTTAATAATTAAATTAAGTAACGCGTTATGTTTGTCAGAAGTTAGTTGAAGCATTGTCTTCAATTCGTTCAGGTCAACAACATTATTTTCTTCTGTCATATTACTCACCTAACTTTGCTAATAAATCAGGTTTGTTATCAGTTGATGTGTAAGCAATCCCATGTTTATCAAGGTATGCTTTAATCTCGTCCACCGTGTTAGCGGACGTTGGCTTTACGTCATTTATTTCGCCCGCTCCCGAATTGTCGGGCGGTGTTATTTTGATGCAGGAGTACCCACAGTTGCAACCACGATACCATCAAGCCGTTCTGGGAAGAGTACACCAGAAGTTAAAGCCAGGGTTTCGTATGATGCATTTTCAGTCAGTGCATTGTGAACTACACCAATCAGGCCCGTTTCATCAGTAGTCAGGCTGAAAGCTTGGCTAAGGCTACCATTCATTGAGGCATAAGCATAATTCAAGTTCTGACTAGCAGTAGCCGCAATCGTGCCTTGTTTTACTGCACCAGTCAAGATAATGGTATCAAAGCCAAGGTAGTTCTGAATGTAAGTCAGGCCAAAGGCGGTTTGGGTCGTAAGAGTTGAGTCACCCAAGTAAGTGTAGAAGTCTAGCGGGTTGGCAAAGAGAACAGATTGAACGTCGTCGTCTTCCCACTTAATGGCCAATTGACCGAGTACCTGAGCAATTGCCTTTTGGAAGGTTTCACCGTTGGCCTTCGTCGTACCAGTTTGAACAAAATCAAAGAAGTCCTTCTTGATATCACCTTGAATGGAGCGAAGTAACTTACTATCAGTGTCGTTTACAGCGGCTGCAAAACCACTTGCTTGAATAGCTTCGGCAGTAGTTTGCTTACGGTACTTCTTGTAAGCCAGTTCCTTAGTGTCAGCCAGCTTACGAGTAACCTTGCTCAGTGGAATTACTTCACCTTCAGCAACATTACCATCAGCCTTAGTTACTTCAGACTTGTAAATCTTAATCTGTGAACCAACTGCCATTGGTTGCATCCGAGTTACATTCAATACTTGGAGCAAAGTACTAATTGAACCAGTGAATCGTTCCGTGAAGTCAATGGACTGTGCAATTAAGTCCTTTGAAGTTGTAATATTTTCTGTTGCCATAAATTATTCCTCCTAATGTTTATATAGGTCTAAGTTTTCTGCAATGACCTTTTGCCGCTTGATTGGGTCTTTGATCTTGCTAATCTCAACCTTAGTCATTGTCGGCTTACCATTATTTCTTGGTGTAGAACCCTTGAGAAGCTCCTTCTTCACACCGCTTTGAATTTGGTTGGTGTACTTAATTAATGCTTGAACATTGGCATAGGTCTGTTTGTCATCATCAACGACAACCATATTCAACACATCATCACCAACGGTTAGGCCAGCATCCTTAAAGACTTCATCGGTCTGCTTAATGTTATCCCGACGAGTGATCTGAGCACGAAGAGAAGCAATTTCCTTGTCCTTTTCGTCTTCGGCTTTTTTAGCCTTATCCTCGTCTGATAAATTCTTGATTGACTTACCTGATTGAAGCTCTTTAATCTTAGCGTTGGCCTTGTCCAGTTGGTCTTGAAGAGAGTGCTTCTCGTTTTGTTCCTTACCAATCCGTTTCTGAAGCTTCTTGACCAGCTCGTCACCATCGAGTTGCTTATCTTTCTTTGGATCGGTACCAGTATCCTTAGGTTGTTCAGTGACTTGTTGTTCTTGAGTTTCAGTGTTCTTGTTATCGTCCATGTTGGGGACCTCCTTTACTCGCATTTAATGTCATGGGAGACAACTCGGGTTTTGTTTAACGTCCACTACACACGGAACGGACAATAATTATTTATAAATCTGGCTCACGAAAATCGTAGCTATCAGCATCATCGATTCCACGAAGTTGACCATACATTGTGATTTGAAGCTTAGTTATATTGTCTATATCCGACTCAATTTTTAGGTTTCTATAAGCGGTGACCTTTGCGCCGTTGATATAGAGACCATCCTTTTTAATCTCAAACTTATTCATCTGAATCACTCCAAAATAAAAAGCACTCAGGACTAATCTGAATGCTTATCTTTACTATCAATCCAATATGCCGATATACTGCACCGACAATTAGGATGAATTGGAATCTGCGGTACTTCATCAACTGGAAATACCCCGTAACCAAGATCATACTCATCATTATCGTTAATCTCTTGGCACACTCGACAAGTACCCGGTTCTGCGTACCACTTCACGTACTTGTAATCGGCAGCTTTAATGCTGTCAATCTGTGCTTGATATTGAACCCGGGCTGTTTCTGTTCGGGCTAGCCGCTCAGTAACATATGCATGATTCTTAATGGTTGTCCTAACCTGATCACGGAGATTGCGTGCAATTGCTTGATTACTTTGACCAGCGATTAAACCAGTGGTTAAAGCAGAATCAAGGGCGGCTTTTAATGCATCTTGGTTCAGCCATAATCGCTGACTCCAGTTGGCTCCTCCAACCTGCTTCATAACGATCTTTGCAATGTTGTCATCATTGATAATTGCATTATTGAATTTAAGATTACTCCCAAGAATGCCAGCTTGTCGTTTGACCTCTTTAACGTAGCTGTCATTCAGCTTTACTCTTAAATCATTATTGATGTTCATGTTGGCTTCAGTTAGATGCAACCCAACTTGACTTTTAAGATACTCTAGCCGGTTAATTCTCATTGTCGCATTGTAGATCTTCATCCGGCGATTAACATCGTCACTAAAGTCAGCATAGGTTACTCGCTTGCCCTGCGCTCTCATCTGAGCAGCTTGCATGACTAACTTCTGAGCCTCGAACTCATAATCGGCAATATCAGCAGCATCAACAGCAGAATAGGCATTCTGTAGGCCACCTACTGACTTAGCAAGTGACTGATACTGATGATCGATATCCTTGTTAATCTGAGCAATAGCAATGTTGTAATAACGTTCAATTAAACGATTAAAAGCAGCATCAGCGGCAATATTTTTCTCTTGCCACTTACGCTCTTCCTTTTCTCGTTTCTTCCAGTAATCACTATTCGTCGCTGTCGACATCATCATCACCATCCGGCTTGTCTTGATCTAAGGCAGCAGGGCCATACTTCAGAGCTTGCTGCATGTTCTCCCGTTTCTCTTTGTTGATCCGCTTCAGTTCTTCCTTAGGATCATCAACAAACGGCAGAATAGACAGCAATGTTTCTTGTGACACCATACCCTGTAACTTCTGAGCGATGTCAGCATCATTTGAAATGTCGTCCGGCAGGTTTTGCTTAAAGGTAAAGTCAAGTTCTCGCCAGTCTTCTGAATGAGCTTCAGGCAATACCGTTCCAACGCTGAAAATAATCCGGTATAACTGACGCAATGCTTGCCGGAATTTACGCTCCTTGTTTGAAGCCATGTTCCGCATAGGAAGAAGTTTGTACTGCAAGGCAACACCGGAACTATTGCCGGCAAAAGCTTCATCATTAAGGTTCGCCACCATGCTGATCTGGTAAATCATGGAAACCAGCCGGTCAATGATGTGCTCCTGCATGTTATCACCGTCTGGCTTGCTAATGAAGTCTACCGTCGCGTTAGTAGCATCAGCATCAGGACTGTAGATCATCTGATTACCAATCAAATCAGCATCAGGTTTACCATCCCCATCTTGGTCTAGGTCTACACCCAACACCTTTAAGTAGGCATTGTCGAAGTATTCAACCTGATTGGCTTTCTGACTAAGCACCCGGTCTAGCTCATCGATCAACGTTTTAACATTATCAAAGACCCCCTGTCGCTCTTCATTACCATAGAATTCAACGGCGGGCACCAGCTTATATGGATTGGGCGTTTCCTCAGTAAATTTACTGTCCTCAAAAGAAACAATCTTAGTAGCGTAGTAAACCATACCGACCTGAATACCATCTGTATTCTTCCAATAACGAACAAATGCTAGCGGCTGTCGTGATACAGTGTCATCATAAATCATGAAGGAGTCCATTGGGGATGAGTAAGCAATCCGTGTTTTACTCTCTTCGTCCTGATATACAAAAGCAAGTGAACGTCCGAAGATATCCGCTTGCTTACTAATTTCACTTAGCTTGTCCTGTAACGAATTCTCATCGTTCCATTCCTGCAAGGCCATATTGGTTTCCTTGTCTTCCAGTGTAACCTTAGGTGGAATACCAGTGAAGAAACCGTTGTATGTGTCAACAATGTAGTGTGGTAGGTTGGCAACTAAACGATTATCTGGTCCAAACCGTCGTGGCAGCTTGTCCAAGATATCATGATTGCCTTTATACATCTCAAGGTTATGCTTGTACTCGGCTGATAATTCGATGTTCTTACCAATAAACTTCAATAGATCAGGCATCGTCAATTCATCATCTTTGGGATAAATGAACACATTGCCCTCAACTACCTGCCCCTTAATTTCTGTCATTCAATCACCGCCTTAAATGTAAATGTTCTTCAGGATCTTACCCTTTGGACTAGCCATGCCGTTGATTTCATTCAATGCATAACGGATGGCATCAATCTCGTGGTTATATGCATCGACCGGCTCATTGGTGTACTCACCAGTTTGCCGGTCTTTCTTATATGTGTAATTCTCTAACTCTTCAATCGTCTTCACACAGCGATCATCTACAACCAGGTGATACTGCTGCATGAATGAAATCCCCTGAATAATGCTGTCCTTACCTTTCTTGGCCGGTCTAATTCGGGGAATGCCATCACGTTTGATCTCGGCAATTGATTTAGGTTCAGCCGCATCAGCCGTGATGATCTCTTTGGAGTAACCCATTTGCTTGATCATTCTGGCAATATCGCTGTTCAGCATTCCATGCTTGGCATATTCTTCCATGATGTAGATGGTGTGATTGTCCTGATCGACCTTGACGTGCATGAAGGCTGTTTCATCGTTGGTATACCCGAAGTCGAGGCCGAAGTACGATGGCAGGTTCACCATTCGTTGAGCGCTAAGACGGCGTTTACTGAAGTCAGGAAAGACCAGTTTATCCAGCGTGGCAAACTCGCCCAACGTATAGATTTTATAGTAAGCCGGATTAGTTTGTTTCAAGTTCTCAATCGTCCTGATGTTGTCCGCATCGAGGAAGTGATTATCCTTGTATGTCGATTGATGAATGGCCACCCGTGAAGTATCAACCGTAGCAGTAGGATCAAACCATTGTTTGTAGGTCCAGTTAAGCTTGCTAACCGGGTTGAACATGCAGAACAGTTGCCGCTGCTTATGCTTAGGCTCACGAAGACGCAGAGTTAATTGTGTGAAATCATCTTGATTAAATTCGGATGCTTCCTCCATGACCACATCAGACAAGCCCTTAATGGACTTGATCTTTTCTGGATCATCCATCCCCTTGAACAAGAAAACCGCACCATTCGGTAAATGAATAGTACGGTTTGAATTATTAACTTTACACAACGGTAACAGCTGCCACGTTGACAGGCAATCAATCACATCGGTAAAGATTGAGTCTTGAATTGTTCGATCGACTTTCCGGAGCCATAGTACTTTGCGGGGATGATTCCAATGTCTCAGTGCTTTCAGAACAACCTTCTGAACAACGCCATGAGATTTACCAGAACTGGCACCACCGTATGTCAGTACCAAACCTCAATAAAATGGCTGTAGTCGAACAAGTTATCAAAGATCTGCTTATTGAATACATTATGTGGTTTTGGAAAGTTTAGTTTGATGTTTGGCACTGTATCACCCCCCTAGTTGTTTTCATAATAATCACTCACTAGAAAAGCCATGAAGAACTCAACGACGATTGCAGTAATGAAAACGCCCTTAGTAATTAAGCCAGGCTTCAGCAACAGGCCAGCAATTAACATCACTGGTACTGCTGACAGCACACTAATTATCTTCATCGTAGTCCCCCATTCCAATCTCAATATCAAGGTTACCGCTGATTTCTTTCTTATCAGTCCAAGCTCCAAAGCGTTTGCCAATTAGTTCCATCGCTTTTAGCTTATCAGCATTACGTGTAGCAGTTTCGATGACTTCACCCTTGTTAGTAACAGTCTCTTCAGTTGTCTCACCACGACCCATCGCCGCTAAGAGTTCCATGACTTCCTGCATGTCCATTGTCTTAGCGGATTGAATTTCAGCGTTGCGCCGGTCTAACTCCGCTTTAATGATAGGTTTTGCTAGGTTCTCAGTTCCCATCTGCTTAGCGGTCTTTTTAGAATATCCAGCTTTAATGGCGGCCTGAGTAGCATTACCCGAAATAATGTACTCATCGACAAACCGTTGCTGTTTCAATGTTAATTTTTGAGTAATGCCGCTCACCCCCCTTTCCAAAATAAAAAGCCAGCCGTTAAGCTGACTTAGAACCCATATTTATTTCGGCACCCTTGTTTTAATGCTATAGCTAATCTTTCCATTTCTTCCACTGTGTCTCCTGCCAAAGTAGCATCTAAGACTAGTTTTTTCTTTTTCTCAGTACTTAATGTCATTTCATACCCATTTTTATCTAAAAAAAACAAAGTTGCTAGCAAAGCTGTTCGTTTATTTCCGTCTACAAAAATATGCTTTTTAGTAAGCTTTTGCATGATATATGCAGCCTTTTTCCAAATAGTTGGATATAGTTCATGTCCAAAGACGACCATTTGAGGTTGTTCAGATATCAGTGAGAGCCCTTCTTCATATTGGATTCCCGCAAACTGTTGATTTTCACCATTTAGTGCGACCTTGTTTGCTTCTATCAAGTCATTAGGTGTCAGGTACTTCATTTATCCTTTAGCCAATCCATCACTTCTTTATTTTCATCAAAAAGTCGATGAAGTGTATCTGTATCTACAGAAGTATTTTTCTTTGAATCAAATGAACCATCAAAGAATTCCTTTATTGAATCATCGCTAATAACATGGCTTTGTTCAGTATTAAGCCAAGGTTCTTCTGTATGGGTTTGTCTCATTAAGTCGTAAGCAGATTTATAACCATATACAGAGTAAACCCCTTCTAAAATATCCAAATTTTCTTTATCATTTTGTAGTTCATTATAATCCGCTTCATCTTCCGAAGTAATTGGAGAATTTGAATCTACGATACCTCGACAATGTTTATAAACCTCATGAACTTCTGCAACAGCCGGCCCGTATCTCCAAGCCACAATATCATTCTCAAACATGCGATGACCCGTCATTGATAAACTAGCCGCTTGAATATAATAAAGTAGCTTCATGGCTTTCATTTGTGTTAACTCTTCAACGTTGGGGTTATCTTGCATATCTTTATAATTCTTCACACGTAACCAATTAATTATTCTGAAAACATTATACATTACTAACCCCCTCCTTCAGTAAAAACATTTTACATGAAATTTCCTCACTATAAAGTACTTTGCTCAAAAATATAATATAAAATTACAAAAGCCCAGCTACAATAGCTAGGCTTGGGTGATGCATATCGTAGTTTATCGGCATCGTAGTCAAAGCAAGAGGCAGAGTTGAACCCAGAGTAAGTGCCGATCCAACGGGGACTTAATCATTCTTTTTGACAATACCAGTATATGCCCTTTTATCCCCGTGTGGTCTCCGTTCGATTCCCGATTCATTCCCGATTCATCCCCGATTTGAAGTAGACGTGAAAATCAGGAATTAATTGACGATCAACACGGTATACTGCACACTTTGGCTCAATGATATCCGCGAAATCAAGGCAGGCCCGCTCCTCTAGTGCCTTATAGCCATCATTACTGTATCGTTCTAGCTTCGGCGCCAGTTCTTTAACGTACATACGATCTCTAAAACCCGGTAAAAAACGTTCTTTCAGAATGACTCTGGACGAATACCGACAACTTTTAATGGCCTCGTGAACGGCACAAACCGCATGTAAGCAGTCGGCAATGTCGGCCAGCCGATCATCAGTCGAGTTAAAGGCTGAGCTGCCTTTGACTCCAGTGATATCTATTGTTGGTGAGCGCAAGCCATAGTTACCCGCTCTCAAACAGATTCCTTCAAATCGGTCATCGTCCCAAAAAAAATGACGCACTTTATCAATTGTTGCTTGTTTATCAATTTGCGGAAACAGTTCCATGAAGTGCACTCCTCATAATTAGATTGATATTTGTTTTAAGAGCACCCATGCAGGGTGCTCTTTATTTTGTCAGTTTCACCAGCGCCAAATTGGAATCCCAATCAGTCCCCAGCAAATTAAATTAGCAATCACCAACGCAGTGAGCAACGCTAAGATCCATCTAATCGTTTCCATCATTATCCTTCCGCCCTCTTTTTACGTACTGCCGCTTTATGCAGCTCATTTTTCACCGTCTTAAACGGCCGCTTTGAAATACATGCAGTATCCGCTAAAGTTAGTTTTCTTTTGATTTTCCATTCCAAAAGCATGTCCCACAATTCTGGAAACTCGCTTGTGCCCTTGTGAGCGCCCGCAAGCTTCCGTTCCTTTGCTAAAAAGATCGTGCGCAAGCCATCAATCACACCCTTTCGTTTAGCCATTTCCAGCTCTCGGAGCCGTTCTCGCTCAAGCTGGTCATCTGACTTACGGAGTTTTTCAATCGCCCTTAATCGGCGGTTGAATTTTTGAGTTTCTCGTTCAAAGTCAGGTTCACCAAATTCGTCAATATATGCCTTATCTTCAATTTGCAAACGGTCATCAAAGCGCATGTGAATTGCACAAAGCAAGCCGCGTGTCAGCAAGTTCACTTTTCTACCTCCTCATCGTGACAAGCTTCTAGTACTGGTGAATCAAAGTTTTGTAACAGCCTTCAAGACCCCAGTATTTTATTTCGTCTTCTGCGAATAAGATATCGATTAAGTTTTTTAATTTCCGATCATCTAACCAACTCCAGGCAACGTCATGATTGTATTCTTCAACCCAGCCATACCGTTGGTCAAAACGTTTACTCTGTTCTTCTCGGTATTCTTCGTTAGTCATTGTTTTAGATCCTCCATTCACCCCTACATTCCGATTATTCCTTTGACGTCATAATCAATGCTTTTAAATTCGTGGTAGTGGTCAATCTCTACTTTGCCGTTTCGCTTCTTACGGGGATGAGCCGGCTGTAGTTGTGTGGTAAAGCCAAATAGCTTCATACGGAAACTATTCTTGGTTGGTACCACTACCTCAACAGGTAATCCATAGCGCCGGGCGAATAGCTTGAACCGTAGCAAGGCTCCTTTATCAATTCCTCGTGAACTTAACGAGGTCTTGACATCATAAACGTGTTCTCGCCCCTCTGGCCCGTAAATGACAAAGTCTGGTCGGTAGAACATCCCCCGTTGCGTGTAGCCCCCTACCTCGAATTTGCCTAGCACCTCAAAGTTTTCGTGGCAAGTAAACCTCTTCCCGCTAGGCTTGACAAATTGCAAGTAGAATTGGGCTTCCTTCATGCTGTCGAAGGTAATCCCGTCTAGTTCCACCTTTTGTCCAAAGTGTTTCATCCCTAATAATCGTCCTCTCGTAACTCTAATAGGCTAACCTGTAATGCGTCTGCAATCCTACAAGCATTCCTGAAGCTCGGTTCCACGCCTTTGTTTTTGTACTGGTAAAGTGTGTTATCTAGGATCCCAGTTTGCTTTGCTAGCCAATAGATACTTCGATTTTGTCTAATCATGATTGGTTGTACTTTATCCCACCACATGGTGATTACCTCACTCCTCTTTACCACAATATATTGTGGTATAATCTGATTGTGATTGCCCTGTAGCGTAGCGATACGTTACTTAGCACCGGGTGAATTCAAGGAAAACCTAAGTCTTAGTTGATATGGCAACCCTGAGCCAAGCTTAATTGAAGGTGCAACGCATAGGATTTATATCCCACGAGCGCCCGGCAACTCCCCGAGTTGAAGAGATATGCTGAACTGTATGGAAACATACAGAAGTAGCGGATAAAAAGCCGTTACGGTAACAAAATGAACATTCCACTTGAAGGAGTTAACCTTGACAAGTCATCAGCACCACTCACTAATATCACTGTTGATCTGGACGCTTTGACGAAGGGAGTTGATTCTGTCACGGTAGATAACGAATCCCTTTCTAACGCTACTGATTCCTTTAAGGCAAGTGTTGGTAATCACACCCCGCCACCCGTATCGGTGGCCTTTTTATTTGACCATTCGTTTCCCTGTATCCACTCGCTCAACCTCACTCGCCTTAACATCTGGTTGCATTAACTGGTAATGATCGTCCCAAAGGTCAACCGTGCCGTCTTGCCAGGTAGAGTGGATCGTAAACTCCACTCGGCGCCACATGACCCGGTCACCCGGCCAAAATTCAATTGTCATCATACCTAACCTCGCATGTCCTCTAATCCGTCAAAATCAATTACGTTGTCCTTGCGCTTGGTAATCAGCCTGCTAATCAGTTTAGGGTTGTACATTTGGACCAGGTCGCCACTCGTATTGTTAGTTGTGACAATCGTTGACCCTCGATGTGCGTTAGCCCACTCATCGTAACGAGCGTCGGCCACTGCATAAAGCCACTCTTGCATGTCTTTCCGAACCGGCTTGTAGTAGCCCTGCTCCTTCATCCCCGCTTCCGTGCCAAAGTCGTCAATAATCAAGACTGGAGCTTGTTTGGCGAGTTCTTGTATCTGGTTAAGCCGGTCACTAACAGTCGGATCGTCAAAACGCTCGCTAAACATACCAACCAATCGCATAGTTGAAATAAACAGGTAAGGCTTGTCGGCCTCAGCCCACACCTTATCCGCAATCGCTAAGGCTAGGGATGTCTTGCCAGTACCAGGCTCCCCTGTTAAGCAAGCATTAAACTCTTCGCCGACAATTATCCGCTTTGCAATTGTCCAGGCACGGTTGCCCACGTCACTTGCTAGCTTGCGGTTATCCTGTAAGTCCGGATTCCAGCGGTCAAACTTAAAGCTGATTGGACGTTGTCCTGACCATACGCTAGCTTTAAGCCATTTATCACGCTCTTGCCTAGTCTTGTCATCCCTGAACTCTTGATTCCAGTTGGCGACTAATTGCTTTTCGCGCTCATCTAGCCAGGCCCGATTCTTAGCCGGTAACCGGCCATCCGTTTTTAATTTTGCCGTCAATTCCGGCGGTAATCTCAATCTATCCATGTTGCCCCCTAGAATGTGTAGCCCTTAGCCCGTTTTGTTGGCTGATCAATGACTGCCTGCTCGTTAAGATAAGCCTCAAACTTAGTGCCAAACAGAGTATTTGGCCTTAGATATTGGCTCATCTTAGGATCCTTACCCCAGCTAGCTACCTTGTTATCAATCACTCGCTTAAAGTCCTCGACCTCAAAGCCCTCATTAGACCTTGCCTTGATCAAGCGTTGAGTTGCCTTGCTACTTGCTCGATAGCTAGTACCGACCTTGCTATTAAGGTAGTCAAGAATTTCTTGATAGGGGGCGTGGTCAGGCTGTGCCTGACCTTTATTATTGTTTGTAGTAGTCTCTGTAGTAGTCTCTGGTAGTCTATTGGTATTGGTCGTATCATTTTGATCCGATCCGTCGGTCCAATTTGATACCATCGTCGGATCATTTTGATCCGATCGTCGGCTCACATGTTGGAGCTTTTCGTAATTAATCCGATACCATTTAGTTTTGTCAAATCCTGCTTTGTTGTAATTCGCCGTTATGATTAAGCCTTGCTTTTCCAGGCTCCGAAAAACCCGCTTAACGGTAGGCAAAGACCAGAAATTAAATTGTTTTTGCCAATTAGGCATGCTGTTATAGATCCACTTGTGGCCATCCTTCAAGTTATTTGACTTTCGGATCCAGTAATGGATCTGTTGTAGCACGATCGCTTCATTAAGCCCGATTGACTTAGCTAAGCTTGGTAGCACCTGCAAAGGCGGCTCTTCAATCAGCAAGCTCATCCTCATACACTCCTTTCATAGCTCCTTCTCCTAATACGGTAGACTATTGCTGTTAAATTCTTGCTGTTGTTGTGATTGACCCTGTTGCTGGTTAAATTGGCCTTGCGGTTGCGGTGGTAATACAACAAAGTCCACGTGGTCAGAATTGACGTCCAGGTTGATTCCTGATTCGCCATCTTTGCGCTGGTAAACTCTTGCTTGGCTTAGTGTTCCGGACACCATTACCGGTGTGCCTTTGTGGAGGTAATTCATCGCCCACTGACCGCGATTACCCCATACAGCAACCCGGTAAAAAATCGTCGGTGCATCCCGCCGACTGCCATCAACGGCCACGTTAAAGTTAACGACTTGGTAATTGCCAGCTTGATTCTGTTGTGGTTCGCCGGTTAGCCGGCCCTGAAACTGGATTGTTGCTTCACTCATTTAGTCCACCTCAATATCTGTTACGTGCTTGAATCCGGATAGTTCCTTCGTTAACCGGCAATATTCACACTTTCCACAGTGTTTCGGTGCTACTTCACCATTCATGATTTGCCAGTATCGTCCTTGGTTTTCCTTGATTTCATCGATTGCTTCTTGCATTAGAAACTTGGTATCGCCTTGAAAGTCAAACGCACCTTTATCCGGCGGGGTTTGCTTGCTAACGGCGAACAGGTATGGTTGGCATTGTCTGCCAAAAGTTTGTTTGATCAACTCTTGGTAAATTGCCGCTTGCATGACGTAACCACGATCTTCAATGAAATTCGTGTAAAGCTTGTTTTCATCATTCCAATGCTTCTTATGGATGTCATCAACGGTCTTTAAGTCGCAAAAGTAACCCTTGTCTAAAACCAGGCTGTCAACCTTACCCTTCCATTCGTGACCACCGATCTCTCCGGTTACGATTACTTCCTTTTCGCCTGGTGTATAAACAAAGTTAAACCACTTGTCATCTTCTAGCGTCTTGATCATCTTGTCGGCCAGCTTAAACTCGGCTCGCAGATGGCCGTTAGGATTGGTTTTCGTCGGCTTAGTCATCATCAGTTCCCGGTTAGTCTTCGTCCCGTTTTCTGATCGGTCTAACCAAGCTTGGTGCGCTTCCGGGCTCTCAAAGTACGAGTGAATGTAATTCCCAACTAACAAAGCCGTCGGGCTTGATGTTGGCTGCCAATCTTCCTTGAGCTTAGCTAAGGCGGCGGCTTCACAATTTTTAAAGTCTTTGTACAGGCTAAAGCTCATGTACTCCCAATCGGTTTCGTGTGAGTAATAATTCTTAGCGGTCAACTTAGGCATTTTCGTCACCTCCTACAAAATCGTAAATGGAGGTTTGCCCTTCAGGTAACTCTTCCCCGTTTTCCTTATCTGTGTCTTGCAAAGCGGGCCTAGAATCGTTTTTAGTCTCTGATTCGATAATTTCCCCATCTTCCACCTTCTCGGCCTCTACGGGCTTCTCTGGGCCTTGTGGCGTGTCGTTCTTTTTTTCGGATGCTTGTGTTTTATTGAAGTCGGCTAGCAATTGCGCTGAACTTTCCTCTTCGGTGGCGGCCGTCACGTCCTTTGGCTCCTCGTACTCTGCTTCAGTAGCGGCGTTAATTGAGCCGGTCAGCAAGTCGCTATCATCTGACGTATTGATAAACATCTTGGCAGCGCGGTTTAAAACAGTCCGCTTGGCCATCTCATCACTGAACTTCTTCTGGACGTTGTTTTGACGGTTGCGACTTTGCGCCCATGACGTGTCAATTTGCGCCTTCGTCATAACGGTATAGTCCACTCGTCCATTAGCTAGCTTGATGAAGGCGAAGGCACCGATTAATTCCTTGTCCAAGTTGGTAAAGGAGGGTTCAAACTTAGTTACAATAATGTGGCCAATCTCATCGGCACCGATCTCAAACTTATCGCCCCGATGGACGACTTGGGCGTCGATATCTTCGACACTATCCAGTCGTTTAAGGGCGGCAATGGTCCCAAAATACGACCGTTGCATTTGAAGCTCGTTGCCGTAAACGATGAAGTAACACTGATTCTTGGCCGGTGATAGGCCCTGAATTACCATATCTAGTAGAGCAGTGGCCACGCTGGCTTGTGTACAAGAAGTAAGGGCAGGTCGTCCATCCCGGCCTTTGACAGACTGAAGCTTGAGGGCCGCTGCTTGCAACGCGTTTTGCGCGCTGTAGTTAACTGGTAAAGCTAAGCCTTCTTCATCCTTCATTGCTTCAATCCGGTCACTAACTTTTTCAATGATTCCTCGTGATTGTTGGTTTTGCATTACTGAGTTATTAGCCATTAGTCTTCCTCCTCGTTATGGATCTTGCTTTCGTTCACGCCGTATAGGGTTACTAAGGTCCAAACCCGGGCTAGTTGCTTGTTAATTGCAGAGATCTCTTTAAGCTGATCGTCTAGTAGCATTGAACCAGCCTGCTTGATTAGCCCGCTAACGTCGTTGGTAATAGCAATCAGGTTTCCCTCAACGATCTTTAGATTATTGACGTTTTCATTGTGCTTAGCTTGTAATTTTTCGTTCAACATGTGATAATCTCCTTGAAATATGTTTTTGTTTGGCCTAGCGGTTGCGCCCGCTAGGCTTTTTCTGTTGCGGAAAACATTCGTCCATCGAAATCAAGGAGAACGGGATAACGGCGGTGAGCGTCATCGCAACGTCGCCACGATTACACTCAACGACCGTTAAGACCGCTAGTGCAATATAGGTAATTAACTTAATCATTTGGTTGCCTCCCTCTATATCTTTTCGTTCCAGTTGATTTCGTCATGGTGTTTTCGCAACCACTCCCGAGCGGTTGGAAGATAAATTCTCGTAACGTTCCCTTTTCCGTGAACCCCCTTTACCCACCCTTGCGGGTTATTTTCAATCTGAACGGCTGGGAAAGCATCGAATACGTGAAGGCGAATCCATGCCGGCGCTTTCCCGGCGAATAAGTCATCTCTGACTTCGGCAAGTTTCACCCAGTCCCGTTGACCCTCTGGTTTAATCAGTGGAGCGACCAGGGTAGCTAATTCTTTTAAGTTGTCAGGGCTGAGACTAATTTCCATTGCAGCGCCTTCTTTCTGTTAAAATTTAGTTATCCCCTAATGAAAGGAGGTGAAATAAAATGAATTCATACTTAATCACTTACGATCTTGACAAACCAGGCAAGGATTACAAATCATTGATTAATATGATTAAAGAATATCCTGCTTGGGCACACATTTGTGATTCCAGTTGGTGTGTTCGCACCGCAAATAGCTCAAAAGACATCCGTGATACTTTATCCCCATACTTGGACGATAATGATAAGCTCTTTGTCGGTAAATTAACCGGTGAGGCAGCTTGGTATGGACTATCCGAAGAGCTAACTGATTGGTTGCGTGATAATCTTTAATGCTTCTCACCACTGCCTGTTAAAGGCTCCGTATTTCTTTTTATTTCATTTAGTATCTTTAGCTGCTCTTTGCTACCGCTAATAGCATTGAGCAGTTTTTTTATTTCATCGGTCGTGCCGGTAATTTCAATCTTCATGTCGTGCCTCCTTGTTAGCTGATATAATCACCATGAAAGGTGGTGAAACTATGGTAGACAAAGACTTACTCAAAATTGCCGCTAAGCTTGCCAGTTCTCAAATTATTGCAAACGCCATTGCAATAACTACCAATAAGGCCATGATCACATCGCAGGTTAAGCCACAAGACCTGATCAACCTAACAGCGACTTACTACAAAAGCTTGGACTCTATAAATAAGTGATTTCTCCAGTTACTAGATCAACTTTTTTAATTGATCATCAATAGAACAAGCTGACAATATCTGAGCAATTTTTCTGATCTGTGCATCAGAGAAGTTGCTCTTTTTTAGTTTGAAATAAATCTCTGTTGCTTCAGCGATAACGCTTTTGGTTTTCATTTCATTGCCTCCTTAGTTAGCTTTGATATACTTGATTCAGATCCTGGTGGAAGGAGGTGAACATCATGTTTAAACATGTAAATTTGGAATACGATTATTCAAATAATGGTTTTCCAGATGCTGAAGTCACTAAAAACCTGGTTACTGGTTACGATCAATCAGTTAATGTAACTACGTACACAGCAAAATTTGATAACCACGTCGTTACTATGCTCGTATACAGTACAGGCCTTGTATTTTTTGCAGATGTCTACCCTGGTAGAACTGTTATCAGAACTAATCGTGAGTTCAAGCCTGGTGATGATGGGAATCTACACTTGGTTGACGCCTAACTGTAGCTTCTAAGCCTTTAGCGGTTATCTTGATTGTTGATTGAGATAACCCTTTTTTTATGCTTAAATTTAATCCCGCATTACCTTTCTTAATTTTCATCATCGTTATTCCATCCCTTCCTAGTCCCAGCAGTCCTCTTGAATCTCCAATGCGTTATCTTGGAACACCTTGAGAGCTTCAGGAAAGTATCGCCAAGCTCCTTCTGGTGTCCGATAACTCAAGTGTTGATCCCGTTTGATCCCAAGTTTGTTACCCCACTTGCCAATCTGGATTGCAGAAACACCTAACTTATTGGCAATCTCGCTTGCGGTATATTCCCGCTGGCCGCCAACTGGTAACGCAGTCATGGTGTTAATCGCTTCGTTCCGCATCTCCGTTGCCATTCGACGTTCGCCGTAATCGTCAGCAACATTCGCTAATTCCAGCCAGATTTTGGCGTCTTCGTTGCGAAGCTGGTGGTCCTTATTAATGTTTTGTTTCCGCATTTCTGCTAACCACTTGAGCTTGAATTCTAAGTTCTCACGAGTGAGATTCTTGTCGGCGCCGATCATCTTGCCGTTATGTTCGGCTTGGTACTGATTGAAAAGGCCAACGTAAGTTGCTGTGAAGATCGTCCCCTTCTTGCCGGTCAGCTTGTTGGCCACGAACTCGCAGCCTTGCTTAGTGAGCAGGTAGCACGGAAGTTCCTTGCCTTGTTGTGATACGTAGCTTGATTCGATGAAGAATTTAGATGAATCCAATTTTGGATCCATCTCCATATCACGAGAGCGCAATTTTGCGCTCTCCTCCAAATCACTGATATACCGGCGGATATCGCGCATTAAATCACGGTGGCGTTTGCCAATCATCTTGGCGACGTCACGTGAGTCCATTGCCTCTTGGTTGTTAACCTGCTTGATCAATTCATTCTTTTCCATTCGATTTCCTCCTATAGTTTTCCGCTCCAGTCGATCTGCTCGTGGTGCTCTCGCATCCATTGCAGGTCGATCGGCATGTAAACTTTGGTTCCATGACCATGTACCGACTTAACCCAACCGCCGGGATTGTTTTCGATTTGAACTTCCGGAAAGGAATCAAACACGTATAACCGAATCCAGGCGGGAGCTTTACCGGCGAACAAGTCCGCCCTAGCGTCCTCAAGTCGTACCCAATCCGGTTCCAACTTGGTTTGGATTAGCGGGGCAACTAACCGGGCTAGTTCTTCCAGGCTCTCTTAAGTTAAGGTGATCTCCATTTCTCTCACCTCTTTTGGTATGATTTAGGTATCTCCTTATAGGAAGGAGGTGAAACTTATGAGTAGTGGTTTAAACGATATGATCAAAAAGTTAGATCAGATGGAGAAAGGTGCTAAGTCCTTAGAAGGGACGCACTCAATTCCGCTTAGCGAACTTTGCGATCAAAAATTTCTGTCTAAACACACAAGTGGCAATTTCTCAAATTTAAACGACTTCTTTAAAGCTGGTAAATTTGGCAACCTTACTTTTGAAGAAGTTCCTGACGACAAGTGGGATGAATGGGTAAAGAAATCAACCGACTTTACGTCATGGAATGAAATGATGAAAAGTGCCACGCAAGCGTATGTCTCTAAAAAATTAGGATTTTAACGCTAGTTAAGATCATCCAACCGTTCAACAAGTTGGATGGTCTTTTCTAATTCTTGGTTTAACTTACGGAATGCTTTCGTTGTTTCCTTAACGTCTTTTAAGCCTTTAAGCTTAATGTCAACTGTTAACTTTTCACCATTCATGCCCATCGTCTTCATCTCCGTACCATCCGATCTCAAAGCCATCGATAAAATTGTTTTCCATACTCGTTCCTCCTAGCTTTCTTCCCAGTGATGAAATCACCTTTCTCCACTTGTGGAGAATTGGTCAGAACGCAATTTTGCGTTTTGATTAATATCGTTGATGAAATCACCGTGCTTAATCTGTTGTCCACTTATGGACAACTTAGATGGGTGTAATTTTGCGTTCATCTCCTATTTTTCGCTAAAAGCGTTATCGTCGCCAAAAAAAATATAATCTAATGGAATGTGGTAGAAACTAGCAATCTCCTTCATCTGTCGGAATGAAAGAACGCTCGAATCGTTTTCCCACTTACGAAGGGTCGGTTCAGTAACGCCTAATCTCTTTGAAGCTTCAGACTGAGACAATCCCGCACGTACCCGAAGATCTTTGATGGTGTGCTTTACTTCGGTTGGAATAAGGCCTGTCATATTGTCACCTCCTTAACTATGGTTTTATAATATCACGCTTTTGGCGAAAAACAAACTCTTTTTTCAAAAAACGAATTTTTTTCGCTTTAAGTGTTATAATGGGCATATCAAAAAAGGGGTGTAATTATGGAAGATATCGTTAAAATCTTTGCTGCTAATCTTAACAGGCTCATGGAGGAGCGAGGCGAAAATTTAACCCAGCTTTCCGACCGAATCGGTGTTGCCTACTCTACAGTATCGGATTGGCAGCACGGGAGAAAAATGCCTCGTTCTGGCTCACTGCAAAAGCTAGCTGACCACTTCAAAGTAAATATTACTTACCTGACTAGTAACCACGATACTCCAAGTGACGATGGTTTAACTGAAAACCAAAGGCTTGTCGCCTACTCGATCGATCCGGATATTACTGATGAGGAACGTCAAGATATTATTAACCTGGTTAAGATTGCCATGAAGAACCGCCGTCGGATTTAGGGGGGTGGTCATATGACCGATTTGGAGAAATTGGAGAATCAGTACCCAGAACTGTGGTTTTGGTCAATCGATGTACCTAACCCACACTTTCACGGTGTGATCGTAGGCTTGAATGTTTACATAAATGAAAATGATGATGACTTAACTAAGCTAAAAACTGCTTTACACGAAGTATTCCACCACGAAATGGATTGTGGTGATCTATCTAATAATCGTCAGACAATCGTATTAAAATCAGAGGGTGCGGCACGGCGATTCGCAGATAAACGATTAAAATTAAGCATATAGGATACGTCCAAACCTGATCGACGTTAAAAGCTAGAAATATTGGGAGATGTAAATATGAAAAAAGGATTAGTTATTGGTGTAACGTTGATTATGGGATTATCGTTAGCTGCATGTGATAATTCATCAAGTTCATCATCTTCAAATGAAAAAGCGACAGTCAAAAAGACTGCCACTCCAAAATATTATTTTAAAGATAACGTAGTAAAAATTCATGACTTGAAAATCAAAATCACCAAAACTAAAATTATTCAACCAGGACAACCGGGGAATGTTTATGGTAACAAGCCAGTTTTTGCTGTTTGGTACGATACAACTAATTTAACAAACAAAGATATAAACCCAACCTCTGCTTGGATAGCCGTGTTCACTGCAATTCAAGACAATGATAAAAATAGTGTGAATGAACTTGAAGTGGCGTCATTACCAGATGATCAATATTTGGATACTCAAACTGAGACCATCAAAAAGAATGGCACAGTATCAAATGCTGTTGCCTATACCTTATCAGATACCACAACACCAGTGCAGTTAAAAGCGTCTAAAGGTGTAGATGGGAAAGTGCTTGGAACCAAGACTTACAAAATTGTAGAAAATAACTAACTCCAAATAATAAAAAGCCCACCCGCGCAAAGCGAGTGGGGATAAATTAATTACTATACGGCCATTATATCACAAGGGAGTGTGCATTATGGCTCAAATCATTAAAAAAGGAGGATCATTATGAAAAAACAATTCACAACTGTCTTATCTATCGTCCTATTAATTATAGTTGCTATATTTGCACTTGTTAACACTGAAACAGTAAAAGTAAATCTTTTGGTTACCCATTTATCACTATCACTCGTTCTCTTGATTTTTTTCTGTGTACTACTTGGAGCACTAATAATCTTTCTATTCTCCATTGCTACAAATCTTCGTAAGCGAAAAGAATACAAGAAACTAGAAGACGACAAGAATGCTGAAATTAAGCAGCTTCATAAAAAGATTAGCGACATTAACAAAGAAAATGATGCCCTAAATTTAAGACTTAAAAACTCTGTCAGCAAGCAAGACACTGCTAAATAAAAAAAGCCATATCCTTCTGACGGAATTATGGCTTTACAAAAATGAAACTTGGAAGGTACACAAAATGACTGAACAATTGCAGACATACAAAGAAATGATTTATATCGATCAATTGGAGCTTGACTCGGCGCTTGCACAAATCAACCAAGGCCTTAAAGAATCAATCCAGGAGTCTAATTCATCTAACGAAACTGTTACATCTACAAATAAAAAGGATGTCACAGCTAAAGGCGGCTTAAGCTTGTTTGCGAAAGTGGAATTAGATGGTAGCTATTCATCTGAAACTGGTCAAGCAAACGGAGAAGCGATCGGGCAAAACGTAACCGTCGTTCTGAATGACTATAAGGTTGAATTGCTGATTGACAGTCTTTCAGCATCACAAAATTTTGATTTAAAGAGGCTGGCTAGTTCTGCAAACGATGGTGATTTTGTGTTGTTGGACTCTCAGTTTTCTTTGTTAGATTTCAATTTCATTCAAGAAGTTTTAGATGCAAAAGCTTTAAAAACTTTGATGAAAGCAATACCAGATGAAAATGGAACAACAAGTTGGAACAAAAACATCGAAAGCGGCTTTAAATTAATGCAATCATACGCTGCCTTGGGCGACACGTTTTTTAAAGATAACGTGATCATTAGAACTAACAATGCTATCGCATATTCTGAAAAAAATAATTTTAGAATGAATTCAGCACAATTACAGCAAATTTCCGGCACCACCAGAAATGTAAAAGTATTAGGCATAGTAGAATCTTCTTTAGGATCTGACAAAAACAACATCGACGTATTAACACAAGCAATGAAAGATGGTGGAAATCTTTCTGCATTTGGCAACGTTGCTCCGGCTTTATCTGAAACTATTATTGAGTCGTCAGGAATAGCTAAAAAAGGCGACAAGCTAATTAAGCCCATCGCTGTGTATTTTTAATATTAATTAAAGTATTTTTGCATTTCTTGTTTCTTCTTTGCAAAGTCATCTGACATACGTTTTTGAAGTTTTAGGTCGGCTTCCTGCTTTTTTAAAACTTCTTTACGTGTATTCTGATATTCCTTTTTCATATTAGATAAGTTTTTAAATATTTGCACGGTAGTCAACCCCCTTCGTTAACCAGAATTATGTAATCAATTATCGCAAATGTCAATATAAAAAGCCATATCCCCTAAACTTTGGTCGGCTTAAGGATATGGCTAAACGATAGAAAACACTATTACTAGTGGCCTCTTTGTGTACTCTATTTTAGCACACTGGGGCGAAGCTAAAAAGGAGAAATATAATTATGGCAAGTTATGAAAAACGTGGCAAGAAGACGCGTGTTGTCGTATCTACCACAGAAGGAACAGCTAGAAAGAAAGTTAGTCGAACGTTCGCGACCAAGAAAGAAGCTCAAAATGGGCTGTGAAAATGGAAGCTGAACGCAATGATGGTGTTAGTATAGCTGGGTCTTCGATTACGCATGCCGAATATTATGAACAATGGGTTAAAGATTATAAGTTTTGACCGGCTTTTATTTTAAAGAGGTGCAATCATGGCTCAAATCATCAAAAAAGGCCCATCTTACATGGTTAGGGTGACCTGGCGGGACGTGGACGGCAAACAGCATAAGAAGTCTAAATCAGGATTCAAGACCAAGGCGGAGGCTCGTAAAGCTGGGGCAGAAATGGAATCCAGCAAGTACCATGGCGTTTTATCTACTGCCGATCCGATCTTTACCGACTACTACCAAAATTGGTACGAAACTTACAAGCACCACCAGTCGTCCCGGGCGACCCAAGATTTCTATCGCTACTGTATAAACGTCGTTAACGATTACTTCGGGCGCCGTAAAATATCCACAATTGATCGGGCTACCTATCAGCGGTTTTTGAATGACTTTGGTAAATCTCACTCAAAGAACACTGCTAGCAAGATGAACGCTTATGTCAGAGTAGCGGTTAAAAATGCCGTTCTGGATAACGTCATCCCCGCCGACTTTACCGAAGGAACAACCATCGTATGGGATAAAACCAGAACCAGGCAAGTTGAGTATCTCAACATGGAAGAAATTAACCGTTTGGTTGCCTTAGTCAAAGAATCTCTCTCCCCCGGGTTCCCAGTCCGCTACATGATTTTGACCGCCGTTTATACGGGGATGCGACTATCTGAAATTGCCGCCCTTACCTGGGACGACCTCGACCTCCCGTTTAAAACGATCGAAATTAGTAAGTCGTGGGACTTCAAGGGCCGGACCTTTAAAGACACCAAGACAAAAAGCTCCCGCCGGATTATCAGAGTAAACCAGGAACTATTGGACTGCCTGGTTGAACTAAAAGCTAACGGTCATGATCTCGTTTTCGCCCGTAAAGATGGGTCCGTCTGTGGGAGTAGCTCCGCCAACCGAACACTGAGACTATTTTTAGATAAGCTGAACTTGAATAAACCCGGCTTTCACTTCCACTCCCTTCGACACTCCCACGTTGCCTACCTGCTGGCGAACGGGGTTCCACTGTATGCGATCAGTAAACGATTGGGTCATTCCAACATGACTACCACCGCCAATCGTTACGCCTACTTAATCGATGAATTTAAAGCCCGTTCCGACGATCAAATCGAAAGGGCGTTGGTGTCCTTAGGTGTCCCGGATGGTGTCCCAACTTCGTTATTTCTATGATTTTCTATTTCCTTATTTCCTGTCATATCAAGGGTTTAGCTTCCCTATTTATCCTTAAAACATCCTAAATACTCTACAACAAGTAATCTCGGTTACTTGTTAAAAAAGCCGACTCCGTTACGGGGCCGGCTTTTTGTTTTGGTAAAACATTAGGAGCGTCCTTCTTCGGTGCTTGTTCCTGTGATTCGACATCGATATTTTCCGCAACGTTCTTTGGTTGCTCGTTAACATCTTGTGGCATGTTGAAACCTCCTACTCGCATTTAACGGCTTGGGAGCCTGTCTCGGGTTTTATTTAACGTCCACAACTGCACGGAAACGGACATAAAAAAACGGCTACCATCTGGTAACCGTTTATAGCCATTCTTTAAACGACTTAAAGATTCTAAAAGCTTTCTGCATCATTGAGTTCTCGGCCAGGTATTCCAAGCCTTCGATAGTGATTCTTGCGTCCTGGAACGAATACAAGACTCCCTCCTTCGTGTGGGTGAAGGTAACTCCTTCAATGTAGTTGTGATCGCTCAACGTAGTTGTGATCGCTCAACATTCGTAATATCTCAACGTACTGGGCTTTGGAAATCAGCAGCGTTCGCTCATTAATCACACCTGGATCAGGTTGTTCACCATGTTCAT